CTTGGCAGTCGTTCCCGTGATACCCAATTCGCCTTGAACAGCATGAATAGCGCTGTAAACATCGCTGAGGTTATTGATGTCATACTTCACGCCGGTCAGCTTTTGGGCATCCGTCAGCAAACGCTGCATCTCTTCCTTAGTCCCGCCATAACCAAGTTTCAAGTTATCTAGCATCGTATAGTTCTGCTTGGCGAAACCTTGATAGGCATTCTGGATGTCGCCCATGTTAGTGCCCATTTTATTCGCGTTATCTGACATATCGACCATAGCCATATTCGCTTGATCGGCTGCCTTTTCAGTGTCACCCTTCACAGACTGCAGCAAGCTTGCGGAAAAGCTGGTGACGTTTTCCATATAATCGTTGGCCGACAAGCCAGCCGTCTTATATGCTTCGTCAGCATACTTCTTCACCTTGTCAGCGGATCCTTTGAAAAGCGTCTCAACGCCACCAAGAGATTGCTGCAGGTTTGCCCCTTCCATCAAAGAAGCTTGGAAAACTTCCCAATAGCCGCTGCAGCGATAACGCCCTTCAAAACACTAACGAATTTCCCGCCCAGGCTCTGACCCGCACTTGATCCCGCTGCATCTGCCTCCGGATCCAGCTGCTGACGAATAGCACCGCTGATACCTTTTGCAGATGGCATGATTTGAATAAACGCTTGTCCTAGTTCAGTCGCCACTAGGCATCACCTCCTTGAGTGAGAATACGCTGCCTTTCTTTCTCAAAATCCTCACCAGACGTAAAGGCAACCCCATCTGCCTCACTCTTTCGCGAGGTGCCATTAAGAATAGCTTGTGAGACTGAGCGCGGACGGTTGAGTCCTTTCATGCCATTCTTCGTCTTCGCCCAGAACAACAGATTTACGACATCGACAATTTGTGCCAGAAGCAACGTATCGATTGGAACAGCTTGTGACGTCATCTCGGGCATAATCCGCGAGTCGGCCCGTAAACCACATGAAAAGACAGCCACCCGCAATGGGGACAGCTGTCTATAATCGTATATTTGATAAGTCTCGGCCAGGTCACAAACCAAGGCGTCTTCGTCTGTTGCTAACATCCTAGCGAGGATCAAGATTTTTTAGCTTTTTTGACTCGCAAAAATTTCTTTCACTTCATCAGTGATCTTGTCGGCAGGAACGATCCCAGACGCGGTCCGAACATGATTCTTCAATTTCTTCGACAGATCTCGGCCAAGAAGCAGTCGAATGACCTTGGCCAGAATCAGCGGATTGTCTTCCAGCTCACCTATAGCTTCTAAGAGTTCATAGTTATTCAAACGCTCTTCGCTGATCTGATAGCTAAAGCCCGATTTCGTCTTACCTTTAAGCATGTGGCTCCTCCTTTGCAGGTGTCGGCTTCTGAATGTATTCGTAATGAGAATTGCCATCAGCATCTGGAATCGCTGTTACCGTTGTCTCATAGCCCATTGCATCCTCATCCCCGTACGTAATCTCGCCAATTTCGGAAATTTGCCCACTAGGAATCACGATCCGTTTCAGCACACCGCCTTTTAACACCATATCGCATACAAGCACATGCGGTTCTAGCGGTGCTGCGTTGGCAACAATTTTGATGCCGGTTTCAAGCGTCCCCGTGACATTATCAGCGCCATAAACTTCTTTCAAGACCTCGACATTCATAGCCTCAATAAGCGTATACGTAAATTCGTCTTCTTTTTCCTTTTGGACAATTGCAACGGTATCACCACCCCAGGCGTTAATTTTATCTGACGATGGGGTGTTTTATTTGTTAAACCATCATCTGAAATATAACCCAATCCCTTAAACGCCGGATCAAGCTTTGACAGTGCATCTGTGGGAAGTGCTGTACCTAGGGGAGCGGAGGAAATCGCACCACCAACTTTAGGCTTTGCTGTTGAAACATTCTGTGCGTTTACCATTCTTTTTCACTCCTTAATAATGACCAATATCATAGACTGCCTGATATCGGTATTGTTTGGTTGTTGGATCAGTAAAATTGTAGTCACTGTTGAGTCTGACAGTCGTAATTTCATTGAGTTCAATGAGCTTTTCAACAACCGCCTTTACTTCGTCATTCAACAAAGCAGCTTCAAAAAGCGAATCAGCATAGCTTTGAAATGCAACTGTTGCTGATGAAATGTAATTCACCTTTGAGCTGCCGGTTTTCTCAATCACGACATATTTCTTTGGCGCCTTAGCCGGAACCTCAAAAAAGGACGGTACCGATAAGTGACCGTCCAAGAACTTCTTCAAACTAAGCTCGATCAATCATCGCACCGCCTTTAAAAGTGTGTTGTTTTCATATTGTCTCGTTTTGCTTTATAGCTGTCAGCGAAGACCATTGCGTTCGCGCGATTCTTCCCGACATAGATATCTTGGCCATAGCCTTCACCTGCACGTAGTCGAATTGCAGTCGCATGTTTGGTTAGAACTGTCTGCATCTGCGAAGACTTCATCAAGTCAGCCACAGCATTGCGGTTGAGGACAAATCGATGTTTAGCCATACCGCTCTACCGTCACTTTCTTATTCCAATCAAGCGGAATCAATTCATCAATGCCTTCCAACGGGATTCCGAAAACACGCCAGCGCTGACCAAAGAACCGAACTTCTTTGTCCTCCCACTCATGCGTATCACCCTTGGGAATCGCAAGCGTGTAGACGGCCTTTTACCGGTCAAATTAAGCTGACTAACAACATCAGCAGCCGCTGTCGGAGCGACAAGAACATTGTCGATTATGACTTCTTTATCCTCATAGACTTGGTGGCCAAAAGGATCAGTTCCGTTTGCCACTTTGTCAATAAGTGTCACTTTCATGCCCTTAATTCTCGCCATAAAAGTCAATCACCCCATATCGCTGTCGCCGAAGTCCAAGACGGGTCAATTCCGAGTTTTGATAAAAAGACCGCCGCCTGGCACCAAGTAGGACCCAGACCATGTATAGCCCAGGGCGCCCTCTGCTGTTTGTGTCATCGGTTCCTGATCAGTTGAAGTCATAAGCGTACGGGCAACAACATCAATGGTCACAGATTTCACAACCGCCGCGTATGAACCACTTGCTGCAACCATCTCATCAAGATCTCTACCGACTCGCTTGGCCTCTTCGCGCAAAGAATCAGAGACCACGGTGAGTAACGCGGGAGCCCGCGTCATCTCCTCCGTCTTCAGTGGCCGCCACAGTTCTTTCAAGTCATCAATCGTGGCGAAATCGCTCATAAGATCACTTCCTCATCATCAGCGCATAAAGTTCAGGTTTCTTCGCGGTCTTGCTGTACTTGACGCCATTAGCATCAAGTTCTTGCTTAATTTCTTTCACCGTGATGGCATCAAACTCCGAACTACCGCTTAAAACCGAGTCGTCACGTTTCACCTGTGGCGCATGATCAGGCGCGGTGTCAATCGGTCCCTTATCTACCAGTTTCTGCCGGTCAGCCGTCTGTTGCGTGACAGGAAGCCAACCACCACCAGCAATCACTGAATCGACATTGATGACCGCGCCTGTTTCCTTATTCACGTACTTCATACTATGCACCCTTACCCGTTTCAGGAGCGACTGCTTTCTTCACAACCCGTGCAAAGCTAGCAGCATCGAGAATCCCCCAGCCCAGGTAAGTTTCAGAACGCATGTAGATCTGGTTGTACCCTTTCAAGTCTTGACCGCTGTTATCTGGGTCACCATATTGGATGATTTCGAGCGGGATTTCCTTGGCATAACCCCATTTGAACATGTTTGCGAAGTCCCCAATGATCGCAACGTCATCGGTTCCATTTGAGACAGTCGTGTTGATGTCCGCCGGCAGCCCGTTGATCGTCCCTGGATTAGCGCCCCATGCCAGTTCTGGGAACAAACGAGCATTGGTCGTGTCACCCGTGCGCATCTTGGCAAGCGCAGATGAGAAGACAGGATCAAGTGCTAATCCGGTGACAACACCTTCCTTTGATTGGATCATGGAGACAGCAGCTTCAACGTTATCATCGGGTTTAGCCTCATCGAACTCAACCGTCTGCGAAACTTTCTTATCAAGGTGGTTATCGCCAATCACCGTGGAAGCAGTCTTTGTACGCGGATTGAAGCCATGAAATGCCATGATATCAAGGCCACGAGCCAGTTTCTTCGCATAACCATCATTGAACGACTTAAGAATATCAACCTTTTCTTCCGTGGATGCATATAGAAATTCATCTGAAATTCGAGCGCCATACTCAACCTTGATGGGCACGATGGTCAATGGAGTTAGAGAAACGCCACCGTGAGTTTCTTTCCGTTTCGGCAACAACATCGATGTCATTATCCATCGTGAACGTGAACTCTTTTGTCCGTTAAACGGCACAGGCACTTGCTGTGAAAGCACCGCAAGCGAACTCTTACCTTTCACTTTGTTAATCAGATCAGTTACCAATTCTGGTTCAAATAGTTCCCCTTTAGATAAAACCATTTTAATTACTCTCCTTTAAGATTTAGATTGTCAATGAGTGACATATATGCGCTGTCCTTGCCAGATTTCGAGCCTAAATCAGGATCCTTCAACGGCGGTTCCTGTTGGTGGCTCTGGACAAATGATGCGAGTCGTTCGGCATCGGCCTGCATACTCTTTTCATCATCGCCGACAAGTCGATCAGCCAGGTCATATGGAAGACCGTTCTTCAGCGCAATCTTGGTACGTAAATTTGATTTTTCATAACTTGATACTTTCGAATTGAGATCGGCAAGTGTCTTCTGCGTGTTAGCAGCAGCTTCCTTGGCCTTCTCGGCAGCCGTTTTCAGCGTACCGTTTCGGTTGCCAGTTCCTCATTGCGCGCTTTCAACTTATCCAGTTCACCGCTTAATTGACTCTGAATGGATTCTTTTTGTCGAGATAACCGCGCAGCAATAATTTTGTCCAATTCATCTTGTGAAGTGATCGGCGTAAATTCTGTCATGATAAAAGTCCTTTCTCCCACTTACCCGGTGGTATCGGTAATCAAAAAGAGATCTCCCAGTAGGAAATCTCTAATATCGAACGAGTTGTTGTTTCTTAGGCTTTGCATTACCACAAGCCCAATGCGCTAATAAGGCGCTATCCATAATGCTGATGTCCATATCGTCAAACTGCGACTTGTATCCAAAACCGCCATTAGAACCGATGTTTCGCTTGGCACAGTTGGTTGTCACCGCGGTCAATGATGGTTGATCGTTGTGACGCAGTTCTTGTTGGTAGATTGCCTGCTCCCAACTAGCATTCGCACTGATGATCTCTTTGACGGTGGGCAGAATGGGCGGCTTAATTCCAAAGTCCTTCATATCTTTGGCCAATAGATTCTGACCACTTGCCCCATCAATAACGACAGCGGCCACGTCAGCCTGTTTGAGAAAACCGATGATCCACTGATCGCCATCACGGACTGAGCGGCAATCAATCGTCTCAACAAAGACTTTCTTCGACAAGGTTCTCACCGCAACGCTCATTGAAACATTATTCCCATCATTGCCGTATTTGATACCGACAAACAGTTGGCCACGCAAGACCGGTAATGACCGAACCTTCAACTGCGCCCACTCATTTGCAGAGATAGCTGATTTCTGGTTGTATTTGATCCACAAACCCAGTCGTTGAATGTTGAAGTCAATCTTGTCATCCCCGACTTCATCCTGAATTGATCGTTCCGTCATGATCGTACCTAAAGACGGATTGCATCGATACCAGAGTTCACGGTCATGGACGTCAGACTCATCTTCCACACCCCATTCAGCCCAACCCGCGTTTGCCACTTTGTGTTCAAGCACATTGTTGCGAAGGTTGACAAATACAGTTCCACTGGAAAGAGGTGTCGGTGGCGTTCCACAGAAGATCGTCTGGGGGTTCTTTGAATCAGAGACAACATACTTCAGCGCTGACTCCTGATCGGTTGTATACTCTTGGGCTTCGTCAATAATCAGCAAGTCGAAACCTTCACCTAAGCCACCGGTTGAAGTCCGCGTGCGAAATTCGACCCGGCCACCAGTATCTGGCAGCTCAATCCGCTCCCGACCGACCGCTTTAAGCGAGTCATAATCCACATTCGACTTATCAAGGATCCTCAAAAGCCGTTCCCACGCAGAATGGCTCGTGGTTGTACGATGAGCAGTATGCAGAACCTGCTCACCATCAAACAACGCATACAGCTCCCGAATGGCAACGACTTCGTTCTTACCGTTTCGTCGCGGCAATGAATAGCCAAACTTTGTGTGCGTCCACAAATGATCTTGATTCACCGCAAAAATATGCTTGGCTAATTCAACTTGCCACGGCTGGGCTTTTCGGCCTGACTTTTCGTACTGTTTAACAGCCGCTCGATATTTACTTTCAGCATAAGGAAGAATTACCGATTGAGTAGGATGCTGATTACCAAGTCGCACTTGAGTAGTCATCTTAATCCCCCTTCAATCATAAAGCCACGCAGTTTAACGACATGCTGGGGTCGCTAAGGGTACAAAAATAGCACCCAGTTTATGAGCTGTGTGCTACAAGTAAGTCTTTTCTAAATTAATATCCAAGCCAAAAGCTTTCAGATCAACATCATCAATTTGCAGCTGGTTTTTAATCGTATCCAGCATCTCGTAATAAGCCAGCGCCTTGCCGGAATTAAATTCATTATGCTTATCCTTGCGATATTCCTTTTGAGCATCGTTGGCATTGCTGATAAGGCGTGCCACCAACTCTTTTAACATGTCCTCGCTCATTTTAGTCGTCATACTTCTCACCTCGTTTAAGCAATTCCTCAGTTCGATTCGATATTGACGCTTTAAAATTATCGATTTCTTTTTGCCAATGTTTACGTAATCCCTGTTGGCGTTGAAGCGGCCATTCTGACCAATCATCAATATAATTTTCCGGATGCCGGATCTTTTCTTCGTGCTCAGCGACACCTTGCTGCAGTTTCCTAATGCCTCGTCTGAGTGAAGTGGCGCTTTGCTTGGCCAAGTCTCTTTCACTAAACAGCTGAAGATCCATCTTCAACACAGATCCAGGATCAGTCTGTTTTATCAATGCTTTCGTTCTTGTTTTAATCTTATCATCGAGTTCAGCGTCTTTCCACTTCTTAGTCCAGACATTTTGCCGTTTACCACTGCCAGGGTCATATTCAACAATACAACGGTCATTTTCGTGGCGGCGATAGATATCCTGTGGTGCGTCCTCATAGTCATACGTGCCAGCCAGGCGACGACACCATGCGCAACCTTTTCCGACAAGACGCCGAGTAATTGTCGGATGCAAACCTGCTTTTGATTGAAACTCGGCATTGGCTCTGACCGAATCATCAACAATGCTTTGAGTGAAGTTGACAATAGGGTCTTTTAACAACCATGAGACATCATCTAGATTCTCCTCGCTTGATAATCGATTGACAATGCCATCAACTCGATCTTGATTGAACGCCGGCGTCTGTGCTTTCAATCCAATACCTGCGCGGACATTCAGCTGGTTTTGCACGTCAGTAGTATAACCAGTCACCAGGTCATAGTTAGTCTTCAAAGTCTCATTCAATATCCGACTGCCAATGTTGTAATAAAGCTTGCCATCTGGTAGAACAGCAGATGATAAATCACTACTCAAAACATCGGCGAGAATTTTCCCAATTTCAACTGCAAAGCTACTAGCATCCTCATAGGTC